TGGCAGAATGGGAGGCCAAAGAAGAGTTTGAATTTGATAAGTGTTTCATTGACGGTGACTCTATGTTATACCGTATCGCTTACACTACCAACTCAGATGCACAAGCAGCAAGTACCTTTGACCTAGCCTTACTGGCTGTGATGAGAGACACTGGGAGTGCTAAGGGGTATGTTGCTGTAAAGGGTAAGGGTAACTTCCGTTACTCCCTTACGGATGACTACAAGGCTACACGTAGTAAGACTGATATGGACCCTCACGTTAAGGATAGACTGGCTAACCTGTACCAGTACTGCTGGGATACTGGTTGCGTTCAATCTGATAACTGTGAAGCAGATGATGTGGTATCTATATGGGGAACTGAAGCTGATGTTGAGGGGTGTTCATGGGTAGTAGCTCATGTGGATAAGGACATTGACATGGTACCGGGGTGGCACTATAACTTCAACAAGAAGACTCTGTATCATACCGATGCAGACCAAGGCCACTACCTCCTATGTAAACAACTACTGACCGGAGATGCCTCAGATAATATCAAAGGTATTAAAGGTGTAGGTCCTAAGACAGCAGAGAAGTTGCTGAAGGATGTACCAACGGAAGGTATGCTTGATGTGGTTCGTAAGGCATGGCGTGATAAACATCCACGAGAGTGGAAGGAAAAACTACAGTTATGCTTCAACCTAATCTATATGCGTAGAAGCTTCGATGACTTTCGTGAGATGACAATCGAAGAGGTATACGGAGAGGGTAACCTAAGATGATAGCGCTTTTACTGATTGTATTTAGTGGGCTTATGTACTACGGTATTCTAGAAACTATTAATAAGTATAAGGACGATGAAGATGCTTGATTTTGATGATGTTGGTGAAACTACTAAGAGTGAAAGCGAATACACTATTGGCCTTAATAGGCTAAGTGATTTTGAAAAGTATGCATTTAAAGAGTACACGTCACACTACGGTGTGGAGCCAGATGCTTTAGACCTTACAGCTTGGATTAAAGATGTGGGTATTGAGTGTGTGATCTTCTGGTTAGATGACAGACATTATGAAATGACTGAGACACTGAGGCATTTAATAGATGAAGACAGAATCTAAACTAGTAGTTGATCCCTCTGAAGGATGGCGTTATGGATTCCCTAAGGCTGCACCGAAAGGCTACATGAAGATGTCATGGGAAGATAAAAAGAAGTGGTACATAGAGCAGGGTTACCCAGCAGAAAAGATTGAAGAGCTAGGTAACTTCTTCTATGTAAGTATGTGGCACAAAGGAGATGACCAGCATGACTATTAAACAAGACTTGGGCCACTGGAATTACAGTGGTCCGCCCTTTAACCCTGATGATTACTTTGGATTCATATACTTGATTACATGTAGTTGCCCTGATGATCCAAAGAGATACATCGGACGTAAGCAATTCCATATGTACCGCAAAGGTAAGGATAGAGTTATCTCTAACTGGAAGAAGTACACTAGCTCCTCTAAGCATATCAATAAAATGATAACAGACTTGGACAGTGACCTCTTTACATTCGAGATACTACAACTGTTTGAAACTAGAGGTGGGTTATCTGCAGGGGAAGTCAAGGTCCAATGGGACTTAGATGTACTGACGGAGAAGTATCCCGATGGTACACCTGTGTTTCTTAACAGACAGATAGGTGCAATTAAATTCATACCTAAGGAAGAAGTAAATCATGATACAAGACAACGACTCGAAAGAATCTCCTCTGGAATTAGAGAAGAGTGGGAAGACAAGAAAGCTATCGAGGATGGAGAGGAAGAAGAAGTCACAACAGAAGAGAAGGTCGATAAAGAATCTTAAAGAAGAGCGGTGGTCCTAATGAGTAAAGATAGATTTGTTGGGCACGTAGCCTGTAAGCATTGTGGTTCATCCGATGGTGTCGGTATGTATTCCAATGGTGTAGGTAAGTGTTTCGTCTGTGATAAAATTACATTTGAGAAAGAAAGAGAATATACTATGCAAGAATCCCATACCCCTAAGAAAGAAGACATCAGAACAATTGATTCCTATGACACCCGTGGTGTACAGGAACGTGGTATCACTAAGCAAGTATCAGCACACTACAACATGCGTGTATCCTACAATGCTGACGGTACCATTGAGTCTCATTACTACCCGTACACTAAGAAGGGGAAGACCTCAGCTTACAAGGTACGTAACTTACCTAAGGACTTCCGGGCCAAGGGTGATATGGATGGCATAGAACTATTCGGACAGTCAACGTTCCCTCAGGGTGGACGTAGCCTTGTAATCACAGAAGGTGAGTTGGATGCTATGGCAGTAGCTCAAGCATTCCTACTTCAGAATAAAACTATCTACCCTGTAGTATCACTACCTTCATCAAGTAACCTTAAGCCCCTCGTAGCTAACCGTGAGTGGGTACGGTCCTTTGATACAGTGGTACTTATGTTTGACCAAGACGAGGCAGGTGAGAAAGCTGTAGAGCAAGCAGCTAAGATCATTGGTTGGGATAAGGTTAAGGTAGCACACCTAGCAGAGAACGATCCATGTGATACATTGATTAAACATGGGCACCGTGGGCTAGTCACTGCCTTCTGGAATGCTCAACCCTACTCACCTGCTAGTGTTGTACGTGGTGAGTCTATCTGGGAAGAGTTTACTAAACGTAAGCAAGTCAAGTCAGTACCCTACCCTCCGTGCCTATCAGGTCTCAACGATAAGCTTGAGGGTATGCGTCAAGGTGAGATTACTTTGTTCACCTCAGGCACAGGTAGCGGTAAGTCAACGATGATTAAAGAGATCATCATGCAACTCAAGGATGAGACAACAGATAACATAGGTGTAATATCACTGGAAGAATCTATTGGTGATAGTGCACAGAAATTCATACAGATGTTTACCGGAGAGGAACCCGATGAAGAAGAGGAGAGAAGAGCGTTTGATAAAGTCTTTGGAGATGGCCGTATTGTTATGCTTGATCACAACGGCTCTGTATCTGATAGCTCTCTTATAGACCAGATAGAGAACCTTTGCTTGTTGGGATGCAAGTACTTGGTACTAGACCACATCACCATTGCTGTGTCAGAAGGTGCTGATGGTAAGACAGGTAACGAAGCCATTGACTCAGTGATGTCAGGGCTGCTTAAGATTGTAAAGAAGCATGACGTATGGTTGGGTATCATCTCACACCTACGTAAGTCTATGGGTAAATCATTTGAGGAAGGACACCTAGCATCTATTGATGACATTAAGGGTTCAGGTTCTATCAAACAGATTAGCTTTGACATCATCACCTTTGCTCGTAACCTAGTTGCACAGAATGAAGATGAACGTAACACCATACAACTACGGGTACTCAAGTCCAGATTCACGGGGCTTACGGGTGACTGTGGTTCAGCTTTCTACGACCAGAAAACCAAGAGGCTTAAGGGTCAAGTAGATTTCTTAGACTACAATGCGGGAGCATAGATGACTAATGCTATACATAGAGTAGCTGAGTACATAAGGAGTAACCGAGACGGTTCCAAAGGACGGAACCATGCTGGCATATCCCTACTGAACAGACACCTTGAGTATGGTGTAGACCATGAGGAGCTAGTTGTGGCTGCAGTACAGGCAGCTCAATCAGTATTCCTCAGGTCCCGTAGGACTAGCAATAAAGCATTCAAGCTTACCGCTACGTCTACTGCAATAGGGCTAGCTGTAGTGTCGAGGATTGGTATCAGTAACAGTACCTACACAGAGTTGTTTTCTGTTGGTGACCTGTTCATTGAAGCCTTACTACATCTTAAGTACATAGAAATAGAGAGGGAGTACGAAGGGTATCGTGCCCCTTATGTAATCTACCTAACAGAAACATGGGAGGAGCTAGGAGATATACCACCATGCTATGAAGGTTCTACCTTACTAGGTACTAGCTTTCGTAGATTTCCTAACATAGAGAAGCTAAGGAACCCCATAACCAAGAGGCCGTATATCAAACGTATGACCTCTGAGAGGGACTTTAGCCAATGCCTTGACCAACCCTTTGTCAAAGCGTTAGAGAAGCTACAGCAGGTACCATGGAGGCTTAACGTAGGGCTAGTGAAAGCCTTAAGGGATAACGTAACAAAGTTCATAGATATGGAAGACAAGTCTGACAAGGGTAGGTCTAAGCGTATCGAGATGAAGTTCATACTCAACAAAGCTAGGGCTATAGGTGACAAGGATTTCTATCAGGCAGTTGAATGTGACTACCGTGGTAGGGTGTACTACACCGAACCTTTCCTTAACTTCCAAGGGTCTGACTTATCCAAGGGACTCTTTGAGTTCGCTAATGCTAAGCCAATGGATGACCGTGGGTACTACTGGCTATGTATCCACACCGCTTGTTCATACAATCAATCGTACACAATACAGGAGCTTGACCAATTAAACTGGCTAACCGAAGACTACAAAATGAACTTGCAAGAAGAAGGTCTGGATACTATTTCAGTAGACAAAATGACCTTAAGGGACAGAGCACAGTGGACGATACAGAATCTACCAGCACTGATAGCGGATGCAAAGGACCTGAGGTTCAAGACGGAGGCAGAAAAACCAGTAACTCTGCTGGCCTGTTGCCTAGAGCTGCAAGGGTACTCCGAGGCGGAGGGTGAGTACTTATCAAGGTTACCTATACCAGTAGACGGGAGTAACAATGGATGGCAACACCTAGCTGCTATGTCTAAGGACAGTCAAGCAGGTGAATTGGTCTCAATTGTTCCTAAAAGTATACAAAAGGACTTTTATGTACAGGTTGCGAAACGTTTGATAGGCAGAATGCCTGAGTGGTTTGCTAAGCGAGACATACCCATGAAAGCTATCCGTAAAGGGATTGCTAAACGTGGGGCTATGACTAGAGCATACTCTGCAGGTCAACGTAAGATAGCAGAGAACATGTACTACGATTGTAAGACTGAAGGGTACACTAAGAAGTATAAGATAAGCAAAGAAGACTGCGACTTGCTCGCTAAGAATCTAATCCTTGCTATCAATGATACTTGTGTAGGCCCCCTAAAGACCATGAAGTTCCTACAGAAAGTAACGGACTTCATCATAGGTAGTGGTGAGACTTGCCTCCAATGGACTACACCCTCAGGGTTTCCTGTGATGTATGAAGTATGGAAGCAGAAGAACATGACTATCCGTGGTACAATACGTGGGCTAGGTCAGGTAGGGCACAGCATAAAGATACCTGTAACTACCAGTAGTGGTAACTTGATACCTTGCAGGAGATCTTTTGCCTCTGGGTGTTCACCTAACTTCGTACACTCTATGGATGCTGCACACATGGCTAAGGTAATCGAGACATTCTCGGGGAACTTCGGGGCTATACATGACTCCTTCTCTACCCATGCCTGTGATGTAGATAAACTAGTAGAGCATACCAAGTGGCAGTTCGCTATGTTGTACAACTGTGACAACTTCTTC